TCATCCTTGAAGTATTTGTGGAATTACTATGAAAACTATCTGAATCATAATCCTCATTGGTATAAGTCATAGCAGTCCAAGTATTATTACTCAAAGATATAGCACTATTATTCCAAGCCTGTGCGCCGACAAATGTTAAGCCAGCAGCTGGAGTTTTCCATTCAGGAGCAGTTGCGCCAGAATTGACTGTGAGCACTTGTCCTGCTGTTCCAATTCCAAGTCTTGCAGGCGTTGATCCGCTTGAAGAATAAATTGTGTCGCCCGTAGTTGTCATTGGGTTGGTCATACCTGTTGTATCTAGGTTTGCCCAAGCGCTACCTGTGTAATATGTGGTTACGTTTGTATCTTTAAGATATGCAAAGTTACCTTCTTGTGGTGATGTTACAGCTGCATCTCTAGCAGCGGCACTGGCAAACACCCAGACACCCTGCATTAAGTAGCCATCAACATCGGCTGCGGTTAATACCTCGCCTGTTGTAAAGTCCTTAAATCCTAATCCTGCTGCCATTGTCTCTCCTTAGTAACTGAGCACATTATAGTCTAAAGTGCCATAGATATTGTTATTTAAAATTAGGGCGTCAATTACTGGCTCCAGCGTAGTAAAGATGACCCTAAAACTGTTTGGGGTGATGATGTTTTGCACGCCAAATATCTGCAAAGTTTTATCCAGGGTAGATCCACCTGGCTGGGTGGTGACTACTCGAATCGGATCAAAAAAATCAAGCTCTAGGGCTGCAATTATGCCTGTGTTGTAGTTAGGGGTGTATAGGTCTAGCTCGATGGAATCGCATCGCACGCTAGTCTCCGCACGGCTGGCTGTATAAGCCTGGGCGTAATCTAGGGCTACGGCATCGGTCTGCATTAGTAGGTCTTGGATCTGATAACTATGGATAAAGTATTTATCTATTGAAGCTTGGTTAATAGCGGTCTGGGGCGATCCGCCAGCCCTTGTAACAGTGGATGAGTTAAAAATAAGAGTGTCATCTAGTTTCCAGTTAGCGTTAGCGTATGGGATACCTGTGCCATTATCGTTAAAGGTAGTTACTGTGCCACCTATTGAGCCAGCGGTTACGGCTCTATCTTGAAACACAAACTCACCATTAGCATCGACATAGAATGCGCCATACTCTGAACTTGCGACAGTCTGCATAGCCCCTAGTGATGTGCGTAATGTGCCTGGATCGTTTTGTAAGGTAGTAAGACCTGCATCAATATCACGCATACTTGGTGGCCAGTCGATTTGATCTAATATCTGATTTATGCGTGTGCCCGATAAATCTCCAGCACTAGCACCTGCCACAGTAGTAATTTGTGCGTTATTGGCTAACCTAAACGCATCTACAGCTTGTATGGTTGTGTAAGCCACTTCTGTAGCATCTTTAGGTTGAGTATTAACATAACTTGTAATAAAACCTGTAAATATAGGATAGGTGGTTGCGCCATAGGTTGCAGTGATCTGTACTTTTTTCATAGGTGTTAAGTCTGGAGCGTAAGGACTTAATGGGTTAGTTGGGTTAAAATCGCCATTTTGATCTACTATGCGTAGTGTTAATTGACCTGTCTGGAATTGATCAAATAAAGGGTTGCGGCCTCTTGTGGTTTGTATAAAATTAATTTGATTTGAAACATCGACAATAATAGCTGCTGAATCAGCCAATACATTTACATCTAATATGCCAGTATCTAAGATCATCGCCTGGGCAAAGGCTGGCCCAGTGCTAAAATTTATGTAAGCGTTTACTATTGGTACTGTCACGCAAATGCAATCGATCCAGCAGGTACTAATGCTCCGTTACCAAGTTTAGTTATATTACCCAAAGCATCTTGGATATAACGTTCTAAATCTTGGTTACTGCTTAATACTGCGCCTGTGTTGACTGTAACGTCTATGTTAGTGGTGCCTTGATCTGTTGGTGTTGTGCTTGGCTTGTATATGTCATTTAATGGATAAGCATATCGACCCCTGCCTGCAAAAAAATCATCAGCCTCTTGTGTTAATCTTGAACTCATACCAGCCAAAGCTCTAGCGCCAGCAACATCGTTACCCAAAGCGATTGATTGCTCATATATGTTTTTAAAGATTTGATCGTACTTACTAGGCAAAGTATTAAGGGCATTAGCGGCATTGTTAGCACTATCGGCTAATAAATCAGCTGCGCTTTTGGCTAATAATTCCGCATTGTATTTTTTGGCCAAAGCCTCATTATTATCTAATATGGCTAACTTAGATTGGATGCGTAATTTAGTATCTTCATCGGTAGCCTCATTTAATGCCTTCATTAAACCTATGCGCTCAACGTCAAACTTTTCTGCTAGTTTGTCTACTTCGGACTTAGCCTTTAATTGAGCATTTTCCTGTTTGCGTAAAGTAGTTGCAACTTGTAAAGCCCTAGACTCTTTGCGTAATTGATCCAAGTAAATACGGCTGGCTGATCTGCCTTCTCGATTAGATGGTGCGGTGTTAGCGTTTTTTGATGCGGCTATTTCTGCAAATCCTGTTAAATAAGCACCCAGCACTGGGATATTTTTAACATCAAATAAAACGCCACCAACTTTGGTATTACCTAATTTTTTCAATTCATTAACTAAAATTGCAATACCTACTACGCTATCTGCCACACTCTTTGCAAAGTCATCCATTAATTTTGTTGCGCTGCTAATGCTGGTGTCTTTACCTAATAGAGACAGTGCATCTAATAAACCTTTACCAATAGTCTCTCTAGCATCTTCGGCTGCGACTGTAAGCAAGCCCATCTTGCCCGCATAAGTATCTAATCTGCCCGCTGCTTGGCCTGCAAACTTTTTATTAAGTTCGCCCATAATCTTGTCCATATCGCCAGTCTTTAGCGTGGCCTTGCTTATGCCTGCGCCTAACCTGCTAAGTCCTGCCGTGTTGCCTGAATAGGCACGTGTTAAAGCCGTGCTTACTTCTCTTAAAGATCGACCAGTAGCTACGCTTACATTTAATGCAGTGTTTAATGCTTCTTGGCTTTTAGTAATTGATCCTGTAGCTGTGAGTAATTGCTGGAATGCTGGCCTTAAATCATCATCAAGCACGCCATATAATGATTGTAGACTAGATATGTAATTCTCGACACCAGGTGCGCTAAATGCAAACCCAGTATTTCTAAGTTGTAACTCTAAAGACTTGGCAGCCTTCTCATCGGCCATAAATGCTTTGACGGCATTCTTGCTAAATGCTAATAATTTTTGAGCTGCAAAAACACTGGCAAAGGTCTTGCCTAATTTATTAACTGTTTGTTCAAAGGCTGTTATTTCTTTTTTGCCTTTTTTTAATCCCTTATTATCAAAGGTGCTGACTGCGCTGACAATTAAATTAGCCACTATGCTGCCTTACGTAGTTGTGTTTTTTTATTAAAATCTGTTGCAACTGTATTGATGGCAGATACAACGGCAGGGATAACTTTGTTAGATTTCTCAAACCACGCTCTGTAGATCAGTCGGCCTCGCTGCATTCCCTGGCCCTTCATACTTGATAGCATCTCAGCAGCAGCATTAAATTGTGCTGGAGCGTTAGGGTTTAGCGATCTATTACCTCTTGGCTTGTTTAGACGACCTGCGGTTTCAAAAATAGCTCCAGATCGGGAATTGTTGTATACATAAAATGCAGCTCTAAAGCCTTTATTACTGCGTTTGTTTTGTCCTGCTGAGTATGCAATTTTAGTTCTAGCTTGTGCATAATCGTAAGGTGGAAATAATTTTTTAGGGTCTCTAATTGTGTCTATTGATGCAGTGCCTTTACCCCAGCCACTTAATACTTCATCTTGGCGTGGCAAATAACCACGTGCAGCATCTCGGACAATAAGCATCGCTGTCTTAATATCTTTAGCCATCTGCTTATTAAGCTTTGGCTCTACTTCTCTCATAGCCTTCTGGAGTTGTTTAACGCCGTTTACTACGACTGGCATTTCGAATCTCCTTAGCTCTATCGGTTAGCACTTGTATAATTGCGCTATACATTTCGCTATCCATATCAATAAATTCTCTAGGCGGTATCCCAGTCTCTACGCTCAACTGTGCGATGCTGTAAAGGATTGAATCCCGCTGTATTATTTTTTTTCGTCGTCTAGTACCTCGACAGTTTCTAGGCTGTCAATAAACTCAATTCCCCACAAAGGTATCTGAGCACCAGCCCTGCGCAAGCATTCATAAGCCAACCAAAATATCTCGGTTTGCCTTTCGTGCTCACGCAAGACTTTGCTAATACCTGATCCATACTTCAATTCGAAAGCGTACTCGACACCTGGTGTTATCTTGTGCTCTGATACTTCACCATTAGCCCTTGTTATCTTTAGCTTTGCCATTACTACTCCTTAGTTAGAATGCCACCGATGATGACACTGTGATTGCGGAGTTTACTGTAAATGTGATAGATGAGGTAGCAACCTCGGCTACGCCACCCTGACCGATTGGGGTCAAGTTATTTACAAGTACAGAGAATTGGTAAGTAGGGTTTGTAGCTGATACGGCAGTGCCCTTAACAGTAATTACTGATACTGATAAAGTCTTGCCAAAGGCTGCGCTCAGTGTCTCGTTGACCTGAGATGCTGCCCAGTCATTGATAAAGTCAATAGTAAATGTGCCTGATTGTAGACCAGCAACAAACTTGTGTGCTGTGTCACCCATAGCGGTTACTTCTAACTCATCCACAATTTGATTGATTACAGCGTTAGTTACATAAGCGCTGATATCGATTGAAGGTACTGTAGGCGCAGCATTGGTAGCCAACTTAACACCTACGTTATTATTTAAATAGATTGCCATTGTTATTCCTCGTCTTTCTTAGTTTGTGCAGTTGGTTTTGGTACGCTTGCTAATTGGCCTGTCTTTTTCAAGAAGGCTAAGTCTTCTTCGTGTGTGCTCATTTTAACTCCAGCTCGTTAGGATTGATACTGTTATTTCTGATGTTAATAAATCTCCACTAGCTGCGTTAGTTATAGCTGGAGCGGAGACACTTGATATATTGTAAACCAGGGTAGATGCCGCTAGTTTAGTTACTACTGCTACAATGAAATCCTCTATACCTTTTAGGTTGCCTTGATTGTCAAATGCAGGTGTGGTTACTAAAATTTTAAAATTAGCCAAAGGTGATATACCTGTTTGGCTATTATTGTTTGGCTCAATATATGGGTCACTAGGAGTTACCACCACGCTGTTAGCCAACAAGGTTGCAGGTGGAAATGCAAAAGTTGACCATACGCCATTGTTTGTTAAAGCGGTTGCTAATGTTGTCCGCAGTGTAGTTATCGCTGCCATCAGCCGACCAGAGACGCTGGTGCTGAATAAGGCTGGATGAGACCACGCACTCGGTTAATCAGCTGATAACCCATCCGATAAGGGCTGGCACTGATCCCATCCATACCTACCCCACCAGTCTGGCTCACTTGACGTGCTTGCCAGATATCTACGGCAATAATCATCGCCGCTTCCCGAATAGCGGGGGTTTGCGCATAATCGACTTCTTTAGTGTCTTGTCCAGATGCTTTACCACTTGGAATAATGCGATGGAATGGATCGTCTGCGTGTGTTTTTGCAAACTGAATAAATGAATAGCCATTAGGCCATTGATAATTACTAAAAAATGACCAGAATGCAGTGCTAATACTGACTGGAATTGTTATGCCAGGTATTGTGCTAGTGATTACGTGGTTTCCACCATAAGTTGATCCGCAGCCCTCTATGGCTACGCTTTGGCCTTTAACAAATATGCCTGGGTTTGCTAATACTAAGGTGGCTACATTGTTTTGTAATCCAGCGGCCACTACTGGTGCATCGTTATACCATAAATACTGTTTGAGCAGGTCTTCGCTAGTTTGGCAGACCTCTTCCACCACAGCATCAGAATAGAGAGAGCCAATTCCAAGATTAGCTCTCAGTTCAGCTTTGGTAACAAAACTAGCTGGCACTCTCTACTCCTTTGCTAATAGCTCTCTGGGGCTAGGGCTACTAAACCCCAGAGATTACTGATTGATTAACGGGTCTTATCAGGTCTTCTTGAACTTGTAGATTCCGTTAGGCATTTTGGCCAATGTTGCCATATAGCCATAGATTGCTACCTGTACTTGTAGGTTTGATACTACGTTAACAGACATAAAGTTTTGCGCAGAGCGATATACAGTAAACGCTTCTGGTGCAAGGATAATTGCTGAGTCATCATCAAATGTAGATGCTGTAAAGTTCTTGTCTACGTATAGATCAAGTCCTAATACATTTCCACGGATTGAGCCAACGCTAACCTGTCCAGCTGCATTCATTGGTTGTAATGCAGTGAATACTGGTCGCTTAGTTGTGTCTTGTGCACCGATCAACGCACCCCATTGTGCTGGGTTGGCGATGTAATTCTGTGCGAAGTAGCCAGTGTTTTTGTAAATGTTTTCGGCTGCTTCTGAAGCGAAATCAACAATTCCATCTAGATCTGCAGATGTGTTTGTTGCGTTTGCAGATGCTTGAATCAAAGCTGCTAATACAGTTTGATCTAAACGCTTTAGGTAAGCATATTCAAGTTGCTTGGTTAGCTCTGCATAGAAGTTAGGGTCTGAACGCTCTAACAATTCAACTGACAGTGTGTTCATACCTGAGTACTTAGATACTGTTGCAGTTAGGTACTGTGTTTCCATACCTGTATTTTGTACTGCTCCAGCTTCTGCCTCAACAGTAACTTCTGGTGCTACACCATTTCCACCACCTACTGAAGTAACCAAAGATGGTACTGAGATAGTCATACCTGAGGTTGGTAATGTGCCTTGTGAGCAAGCATCGATTGCAGGTGTGCCAAAGCGTGTGTTGGTTACAAACTCGCTTAGGTATTGTGTTGGGTTAAATGCTGGGTTGGTTGCGAATGAATCATCTGCTGCAGCTACGTACAGTTTTGAATCATCGTTACCTAGAGCAGCCTTAATCTTGTGCTCTGTGTATGCAGCCATTGATGTAATTGGCGTACGTACTGTTGTCTGAATTAGTGGTGCTGTAATTACTGGGCGAGCAGCTTCTACTGTAGGAGTAGCAGCCTCTGCCTTTGCTTCTTGTGGCGCTGTTGCTTTGTCTTCCACAGGAGCCTCGCTTTCTGATTGGTTTTCGGTTTCTTCTACTGCATCTTCAACTTGCTTTAATAGCTTTAGTTGATCTACTGCATTAGAAATTTGATTGATTAGCTCATCTTTTTTATTTTCAACAATATCATCAGAAGACTCATCTAAACTTGCAGCTACTTTTTGAACCATCGCTGCCGAAAATGCGGGTGTCTCGACCAGGCTGACCTCACGCAAGGTGGCACTGGTTACGTATAAATAATCTTTTTTCTGAATTGATTTATTTACATCTACACCAACTGACAAACCATCGATTAACTGCTCGCCTGCCAGGATTAAAGCGTCTTGACCTTGCATAGATGCACTGATCTTGAATGATGCGTAGATACCATCTTCGGCCTTGTTAAACTTTTGCATTCTGCCGATTGGCTTATCGTTTTTGTGTTGCATAAGCATCTTAATCTTGCCTGGATCACCAATTTCAATGGAGTCTTTAGCAAACACCACTTTACCGACAGAAGTATTGCCTACTTCTTCGTATGGCACAATTTTGCCAGCGATTACTCTGCGCTCTCCGTCTGCGCTTTCAATTTGACTACTGAACGTAAGTAGCATCGTTTGTCTCATTTCCATTAGGTGTTAGGTCTTCCATTTGTTTTGCTTGTTCTACATCTATTAAGCCCAGTGACAACATTTTTTCTATTGATTCTAGTCGCTTCATTGTGTCCGCACGCAAGAATGATTCTTCAATAGCAAATTTGACAATACGGCCACGTGGGGTGATGTCATCCATAGATAAACGATCTTCAATAGCACAAATGTATGGTTGTAATGAATAGGCAACAAATTCTTTGCGACCATCGATTATATTTTGGTAGGTCATACTGTTGTTCATATCGCTTGACACCATATAGGCGGGTACGTTCATCGCCCTGGCTATTTGGGTAGAACTGTACTGAATGCTGTCTACGTAGGCCATTTCTTTAGGTGAAAATCCTATATTTTCTACAGATAAAGTAGATGTTAAATAAGCAGTTGATCTATTTAATCTGCTTTGTTTCCATTGTGCCAATAATGCTGCAACTTGTGATTCTGGTAAATCTGCTCCAGTATTTTTTAACACAGAAGTAGCCATTGGGGTTTGTGCAGATACAGCTGCGGCTTTTTCTAAATCTAAAGCTGCTTGAATTGTGCGTGCAGCAGTTTGTAATACTCCGCCACCATTTAGTCCCTGAAATGTGATAAGACTACCGATGCCAGACATAGGCGCTCTTACGCCATCAACAAAATATTCTTCTACTTCTGTACCAAATTTATTTGTTGTGAATGTAACTCTGTTGTTTGCTATCCATTCAAAACGTGATGGCCGTAAATCATCGGCATACAATTCCGTCACACGCCAATAAGCCAAATTATAGAAAATGAGGCTATCGACAGTCCAGCTTAGCGTGACGGATCTAGGCTGCCGATAGTCTGGTTGTTCTAACCACAGAGGGTTCCCCAACTCCTCACCATTAGACTTTTTGTAAAGTTTTAATGGCAGATACGAAACTACACCAGCTATTAAATTTCTGCAACGAGCAACTGTTGGTACTTGCATCGCATAATTGCGATCTAATCCACCAGGGAAGTTACCGACACCAGTTGTAAATGAGCCATAGCCATAAGCTGTGTCCATAATGGCAGGGGCGTATTGTGCTTGGACAGATTCAGTTTTTTTGGTTATACCCAAAGCAGACAATAGACCCATATAGGTATGTTATACCATAAATCGGACAAATAGTGCAAATTAGATAAAGATTTGCGCAGTTTGTTGTGGTTTTGTTAGTTGACTTACAACCATCGCTAGTGATATAGCGGCAGTGACATCTCCAGCCGACTTGCGCCTGATAATGCGCCAACCAGCATCATTTGTCTTAGCTGCGCAGTTATTTAAGTGCTGTACTAGCTCTGCCTGCCCAGAATGCACTACTCGATTATTGGCTAAGCCATCGGCTAAGTCTGAGCACGCCTGGTAAAACGCCTGCCCTGATACATCGACCATCCGCCATCCGCTTTGCTCTAATCTAGTTGCAATAGTTTGCGTGGCGTACTTGTCATAGCAAATTATGTGTGGATGGTATTTACGTGCCCACTCATTTATGTCACTAGCCATCTTGATCTCATCTATTGCAATATCACTATGCCAAAGCTGTGCTAATCCGACTGCGATCTTGTCGCCTTTGATCTGGCCCATTACGAGGGCACCTGATCGCCTTGTAGGTGCTATATCAAACGCCATAATTGTTTGTGGCCCGACAGGTATTTCTAGGCTACTATCGCTGCACTGCTCGATTGATCCATAAACCCAGGGACTTACAGTGCTATCGATCCACTGGCATAACATCTCAGTACGTGTAGCTTCTATGCTGTTAGTGTTTACAGCTTCTTCCAATGTTTCTTCTGTTACTAAATATCCCAGGGCTGGGTTTGCCATAGCCCAGGCTTTTCTATCGTGTATTTTACAATGCTGTGGTGCTGACCATTCATAATAACCCAAAGTCTTTGGCGGATAAGATAATGAACGCTCTCTAAGATCATTAAGCACTGTGCTAAACCCATCACCTGCGTTACTGGTCATTAAAGTCATCGAGTTTGGTCTTGCACGTGTTACGGGTAATGCAGCTGTAAAGGCTTCCTCAGACCATTCACGCAATTCATCAAGATATAAGAAGTCAGCGGTTTTCCCACGTGGTGCATCTCTTGTAGCTGCTGCAATTTCATACCTGGCACCATTTTTTAATGTAATAGATTCTTGACCATTAGCCAAACGTATCTGCCTTACTTGATCTTTTAAGAATGGATTGTCTTCTATAGTAAATGCAACGTTTCTAAATGTATCTAATGCCATATTGCGGTTAGATGACATACCCAGGACATTCTTAGAGCCCCAGATAAATAAATGTGCCAATATGAGCATTCTGGCCAGATGAGTCTTACCCGATTGTCGACTTACAAGAATGAGTCCAGTCTTCTTGATCCACATATCATTATCATCTACAGATAACAGATCATCTAGCACCCAGCGTTGCCAGGGTATTAACGGCAAGCCTATTTTTTCAGCTAGATCGGCAACCTCTTGCGCTCTGGACTTACCTTTAAGTAAAGGCGTGTGGATTCTAGGCTCAGTGCTGCCAATTAGCCCGACCCCTCGTTTGATCTGGCTTACTTCCGTATCATTTTGCATCGAAGTCAAGCGTATCAGGTTTATTAAAAGGTGAATCTGGCACTGTACTGGTGGTCTCAGGGAGAGAAGGTTTGAAAAAGACAGGGGGGGTCGCCTTGCTGCTAAAAAAACGCCCACCTTTACTGCTATTACAGCTCTTACACATAGATTGCAAGTTATCAGGTGACCACATATCACCACCCTTTACTCTAGGTATGATGTGATCTACTGTGTGTGCTGGTCTATTGCAGATAGCGCACTGCCATCCATCTCTATCAAGTATGGTAATGCGTAGCTTCTTCCACTTGCCACTACCTATAGCACGCTCACTCATTAATGCCAGCCCTTACGCTTGAAGTGATCTAATGCTTTACACATAGACCCATATCTGTTGTAATTATATTTAATACCCCACTCTACTTGCTTATACCCATCAACAGTAGCCAAGTACTTAGACCTACCTTGTGGTATGCCATAGTGACTACCATTCTTAGCTTTAGGGTTCCACCTACTCTCACGATAATATAACTCATCTAAGCAATAGAACTCAGTAAATGAATGATTAAGCTGTATAAATGCATATTGCTTGTAATGTGTTGGTTTATTAACAGCAACGGAATTAGTCTTTACAAAGCAAAGATTAACTATG